TCGTTGTTTAGCTGAATAGAACAAGAAGCAGCGTTGAAGGTGTCCTGCTGTGGGTCTTTACCTCTTGTGACAGATACGCTGATTACATCGGCGCTGATGTCATTGAAGTTGACAGGTACGCCAGATTCAGCGAATCCAAACTCTACTTTGATTGACAATTATGCTCTCCACGCTGTACCTGATTGACGCTCAAAGTCCTTGATGGCGTTTACCACTGCTCTACCGACATCTGAGCTAGTAGCCACACCACCAGTAACTTCAATGCTGTAATTGTTGACTGTTCCTTGGTTGGCAAAAGCTCTTTCAGCCCCAATCCCAGCAATACCACCAGCCAAGTTACCGAACTCACTAAAAGCAGAGTTCAGCTCTTGCAAGAAACCACTTCCGCCACCAACAAGTGCTTCAGCGAGTTTAGCACCTTCTATTGGGCCAGCTCCAATTACCTGTTGAAGCAAAGTTGCATCTAAACCTTGCTCGGATAAAGTCCTTATGTTTCTAGCAAAGGCTTTAGTTTTTTCAAGTAATTTACCTATGTTTTTGGTTATCGAGTTGACCGAATTACCAAGGTTAGGCAAAGTAAAGCTTGACATAATTGAGTCTTTTATTTGACTAAACAAGCTCTTTACGGCTGAGTTAAAAGACTCAAAAGCAGACTGTCTTTTATCGAGTAACTCTTTTTCCTTACGGGCCGCTTCTTCTGCTGCCTGTTGAGCTTTAGACTTGCCACCGCCACCCCTTGGGGCTATCGGGGTAGGAGGCGTTGGGGGTGGTGGGGCTGGTTGATTAGGCTTGCTTGAACCACCGAACTTTTGTTGCATTTGGCGTTCGATTGAATCCGCTGTTCCTGAGAGTGACCTTGCATAGTTGTATTGAGCAAGGTTCGCTCTTTCCCAGGCATCAGCAGTCATGCGGATTTGGTTATTGTGTCCATCTAGCGTGAGTTGGTTGGCCTTGTCCCATTCAGCTATGTATTGCTGAACTTTAAGTGTGTTTGCGTTAAGTGTGTCTTTTAGGTCAATCCTTTTTCTAATCTCCCCACCAGCATCAAAAGCTAAAAACGCACTAAAGTCAGTAAAAAACAAACCAAGTTGTTCGCCCATGACCTGAAAACCAATAATTGTGTTTTCAACAATCATCAACACATCGTGAAGAAGGTCTGTAAGTATCCATATCAGGCCGTTTAGACCTTGGAAAAAATCACTTACAGAGGCGCCTTTTCCAAAAATCGTTGTAAATAAAGACTCAAACTGAATTACAAGCGCTGAAACGCTTTCACCAAATTCGGTGGTTGGGTCCATGCCTTGTTGAAAGATTCCAACAATACTTGTAAGAATTTCTGATAAAAAGCCAAATACAGATTCTAAACCAGGAGTAATGTCCTCAAGAAGTTCTCTAAAAAGTTCATTCAGGTCAGCTACCGCAGGAATAAGCTGCGCACCAAGAAGTGCTTGGAAGTTTTCAAAGGTAGCACCAAGTTTCTTTTGTTCAACATAAAGACTTCCGCTTTGTTCGGCAAAAGTTCCTAGTGCGTCTGCCGACCTTTGGTACAAAAGCTCCAACCGAATTGTCTGCTCGGCGTTTCTTCTAGCAGAACCTTCAAGCTGGTCTAGCCCTCTTGCAGCAAGCTCAGAGTTGATTTCGCTCTGCTTCATAGCGACACCGAACTTCTCAATCGGGTCGTACTCACCTCGGAACAAGGCGGTCATACCAAGCAAGGCTTCTTGGACATCGTAGCCATAAAGGGCAGATAGGTCAGTAGCTAGTCCGATGAGCTTTTGTGTTTCTATTGCAACATCGCCCATTGCAAAGCCAGATTGCTTTAGAACCGAACCAATAAAGGTTGTTGCCTTAGCTGCCTTTGACTGGCTCAAACCCATTTCAACAGCGTTTTGGCTAAATTGCTCCATTTGAGGCGCAAGGTTTCCAAAAACCTTCTCAACACCGAAAAGGTTTCGCTCTAGGTCACGAGCAGCTTCAATAGACTCTCTACCAAAGCTAATTGCCTTGGCTGTAACACCAAAAGCTGCTAGTGCGGTAGCGGCCTTGCCCAGCATGGAGCCTATTCCACCGATTTTGCCGCTAAAAGCACCTAGCTCGTTGGTAGCTTGCTTTATTCCATCGCCCTTGAAGGTGCTGACGATGTTCAAGAACATATTGCTCATTTAGAGGTCCTATCAATATTGGCTGACACTATTCTGACAGCCTTTTCTATAACCATTTCTGTTTCTCGCCTCATGGCTGGAAAAGCCTTATCAAATCCAGGGTAAACATTCCTTGATTTGCGTTTTGCGCTTGGCTTTGCAATCGGACCAAGCCCTTTGATAAAGTAGGCAACACCTTTCCAGGTTGTAGTGTGTGTACGCATGATTACTGGACCACCAAACAATCGAATTGGGTAAGACCGAGTCTTTCTTGCACCACCAAAGCTTCTAGCCAAATCAGTAAGCACGGTAGCGGCAGACCTGACTCTTAGTCGAGCAATACCTGTCCTGTTTTTTCCAGGTCTTGCATAGGTTTCAATCAGGACCGAATCATAAGGGTATCGTTTTTGCTCGCCCAGCGATGTACCTGAGCTTCCCCAGCCAGTTCTACCACCATGCAACATACCGTTTGCGGGTTTTCCTGTTGAACGCCTTTTAGAACCTGCAAAAGGACCGTTTTTGCCGACTGACTGAATTTCTTTTTTGACTGATATTTGAGCAACAGTAGCAATTTTTCGGTATTCTTTTCTGAGCTGTAAAGACAGCGTTTTGTCAATGCTGTTCAGTTGTCTAACAATGTTTTTGTAGTCTGATGCTGACACTTGAATTGTGTTTTGCCCACTTGTGTAAAATCTCAATGTCTTAGACCACCTATCTTTACTTATTCTACTAAAACAAAAAAAGAGAAGGCACTCCGAAGAGCGCCTTCTCAAATTCGAGGTGCTTGGTGCTGGTTCTTATAGACCAGATACCTGCCTAATGTCCACAACATTCGTTCATCGAGTTCCATTAGCTCCCTGGGACTTATCCCAGTTTCAATAGCTAATGTTGCGATGTACCAATGAGCAGATGAGTCACCAAGCCCAACTATTTTTTTTGTTCGTCTGACGGATTCACGGACTCTACTGTGTCCACCCATTCGTCAAATGACAAAGTTGTTGCTTTTGTTCTAGTTTCACTTGCCCAAGCTAGGAAAAGCAAGTGAGTAATCTTGATGTTTGATTCAAGACTTGCTATTGAAATGTCAAATCTAGTTTCCAACTTAATCATGTCTGACGGGTTGCAAACAATTTGCTTTATTTCTTCTGGCTTGTCTGTGAACTGTAATTGTAGGTTTAGTTTCATGTTCCTATCCTAGTTGTTATGCGGATGGAGCTGTGCCACGCACAACTTCACCTGATACAGGCCAAGAAACTGAGAGTGTTGCTAGGTCTCCCACAGCACCCGCGAATGGTTGGTACTGGGTTACTAGAGCATCAAAGCGGTACTCAGGGTTGGTAGCGGTTACAGTTCCAGAGGTAGGTGCAATCTTGACAGCTACTGTTGAACCCATAAGTGGGAACAGAAGTGCGTCAACAGCGCCAGCTCCGAAGTCCTGGTGGAAGTCTAGGGATACAGATGCATCCTTTAGTCCACCAATTCTGGTGCGGTATGAAGAACCGAAAGCAGTTGTTTCAACTTCATCGGTTGTAATGTCAAGAGTCACCGAAGCGATTGAGGTGCTTAGAACGGTAGTTCCAATGGTGACCTTGTAGTCTTGTGCGTAAAATTTAGCCAATTTATTTCTCCTAGTTTGCTATGACTGTGACTGTGAAGTCAGCAGCCAGGTATGTGGTGTCGCTAATTGTCAATGAACCAACTGAGTCCATAGACACAACTCGGCAGTCGTAGGCATAACCACCAAGAGTCTTATCTGATTCTACTGCACTTTTTATACTACTAGCCCCAGTAGAAATGTAGGCATCAAGCTTTCTTTGGGCTTCTCTTTCAGCACTTCTGCCAACAATGACCGTAACGCTGAAATTGTATGTAGTAAGTCCCTTGGCGTAAGCACCATCGTAAGTAACCGAGTTTAGAGACACCACAGCAACAGGAGGGTTTGGTAGGTCTGGAATCTCGGCAGCAGTTCTAAGCCCTGAGATTGTGGCAAGGTTTGTAGCCAGTCGAGTTCTAATCTGACTGATGCTCATTAGCCGAAATTCCTCATAATTCTGTATGGCATAGCTAATTGTTCAACATCTGGGTCTAGGTAGCGACCAACACGAATAGCACCGATGTCACCGAAGCCAGCAATTCCAAGAGGGCTGTCTAGTCGCTTGAAAAGTCGAGAGGACTGAATTATTGTCGCTTGCTTGATTGCGATTGGAACTGAAGCCCAGCCCCATACACCTGTGATGCGGCACAATGCCTGCTGGTCTACAACAGGCCAAGTGTAAGTGTTGACAGCCCTAATGCCTGTGTATGGCATATAAAGTCCGTCAGAGCGACTGTTTAGTGGCTCTAGCTGATAGTCGTTAGGCTCCCAAATTGTGTAGGTGTCCCCAACCTCATCGGTAGAAGCTACTTGAGATACCGAGATTGCATCGTCAATGATTAGGTTGATTGCGTCAGTAGCTGCATAGTTTCTTACAGCAGTTCCACCGTTGAAAAAGGTGCGAGCTGTGTAGCCGTCAATCATGCGAGAGGCTGATTCGATAGCAGTTTCCAACAGAGTGTCATCTATGTTGTCTGTGATTCTAAGTGCTGCTTTTACATCTGAAAGTGTGGCGTAGCCGTTTGTAATTGCCATAATGTTCTCTATTCTAGCGGTTGGAAACTATACTCTTAGCTTACTCCCAGCCGTTCTCACGCCTTATGTCTAGTGACCAGTTGCCAGGGGTGTAGTCATCGTTGTCAATCTTTGACTGAAAGTACGCTTGATTCTTGACAAAGGTTTTTGTGTTTTTGTCTTGATAGCCAGCTTTTATGGTTGAGCTGTTGTCGTGTCTGTGCTTGATGTCCAGCAACCGAATGTTGATTCCAGCAAACTCAGCCCTGCGAGCATAGTCGTTGTCCTCAAAGTAGGCAGGAAACAAGGACTCGTCAAATAGCCCGATGTCGCTGACTACCTCATCACCTATAACAAAGGCTTGCCAATGCGGTGGCTCACCAGTCAGGGTTATTTCGTCTCTGCGAGCCTTTGCTAGTTCCTCAAGCGCACCTGGCTCAAAGACAACATCGTTAGAGGCGATAAACCACCTAAAGGCGTATGGGAATGACCGAATAGCCAAGTTCCACGAACCCGCCACACCTAGATTGGCTGGCATAGATAGGACAGTTACTTTCTTCAAATTCTCGTTGAGGGTTAGGTCTGGGTTGCCAGCTCCGTTGTCAATAATTAGCAGGTGGTCAACAGGCACATCCACGCTGTCCAGCATCCGTTGAAGTAAGTCATAGCGATTCAGGACTGGGACTGTTAGGTTCTCAAGCATTTGCTTTCTTTTCCCCATAGAAGTAAAGGTCACAAGAATCAGCGTTGTAGTCAAAGTAGTAGCTGTCAAACATCTCATCAAGGTTAAACTCAGCCCTAAAGTCCTGCTCTGTTAGATTGCGGTAATAATCCCAACCGAGTGTCAGGGGTGACGAGCCAGGGTCAGACCTTGTAGTGCCATGCTCGGCTCTGCCTTCTGAGGCACAGGTCATCATCACATACTTCTTGCTCATACGCCACATGTTGCGGAAGGTAGCCACCCACTCGGGGTTATGCTCAAAGCACTCAGCAGAGACAGCAACATCAAAGCTGTTGTCGGGGTAGTCAAGGTTCTCACCGTTACAGACAACATCTACATCTCTGCCCTCTGCCACATCCGCACCAATGTATCGAGTCGAGTGAAAGAAATCTCTAACTGTGCCGTTGATGTTTAGACTGCCAACCTCTAGGACTTCAACGCCAGTAAAGGCTTCAGGTGACTTGTTTTTGACACTCTGGAAGAAATCCCTTTGCTGACTGTGAGCCATCTACTTCAACAGCTCTTTTAGAACAGGCATCCAGTTCTCTTGCCAGACCTTTTCGTGGTCATAGGCTTGAGCGAACTCCACAGCTTTAACCGACTTGCCCTTGCCTCTTGCGTAAGCCTGTTCTAAAGCTTCTACTATTTCTGGAACCGAAGGCACATGCCAGAAAGAGTGCTGTGCAGGGTCATAGAGTGGCTGACCTGAGATAACCCAGCCATCTCCAACTAGCTCTGGACTAGCGGCAAAGTTGCTGACAATAACAGGAACACCACAAGCCTGAGCTTCGACTGTTGGAATACCGAATCCCTCACCATAGCTAGTGGCAAGCATTACATCCCAAGACGAGTAGATGCCAGCTAGGGTTTCTTGAGACATGCCATAGCGATAAGCCAATGGGTCAGGGAAGGTTAGGTTGTCTGTTGGAATACCGAGTAGCTGAGCAAGAGCAATTAAGTTCCAACCATGCTGTGAGCTTGCATCTGCGTGAACATACAACATAGCGTCAGGATGCTTACGAGCAAACAAAGCAAAAGCCATAAAGTTTTCTGAGTAAGCCTTGCGGTGCAAGATGCCTGATGACTTGTTAGCAGCGTTCATACCGACAATAAAGCGACCATCCTCAAAGCCCATAAACTCGGCGATTGGCTGACCCTTGATGTTGTCAGTCTGACTGAATACTTTAGTGTCAATGCTGTGAGGTACATAGTGACCCTTGACTCCTACTTGCTCAATCTGCTGTAAACCGAATTTGCTCATAGCAAGCGGTGTGACATTTTCTTTTTGTAGCCATTTCAAAACTGCTGGTGGAACTGGGTTGTGGTCAATAGGTGTCCAGCTTGCAATAGGGATTGAATCAAAAGCTTTATTGTTTAGCACCCAGACATCGTAAAGAGTAATCAGCAAGTCGGGCTGGTCAGGGTTTAGAGCTTTCCAATGCTTGTGATGAGCTGGGGTTACATCGTTTGAGTAAGACTCATTGCCTCTTGCGTAAACAGGTATCTCACCGAATCCTGTGTCGTAGGTTGTGTTGACACCTTCGTTGCCGTAGTTGGATAGCGAAGCGACATCAGCCCCGTCACGCTTGAGTAACTTTACAAGCGCCTCGGTTGCCTGTCCGTATCCTGTCGGTTGTCCAGGTGAGTTGGAAAAGACTGAAACTGTCCCTTTTATCTTTTTAGTCATGTAGGTTCTTTCTCTCGTCTGATAAGGATAGCAAAAAGATAGACCCCAAGCGAACCTACACGCTTGGGGTCTATCAGCTTTTGTGCTAAGGGCTTAGCTTGCGCCACCCTTGAAGTACCCGAT